GAATCAGGAACTACATTTATTGTAAATGGAACAGCAAACAATGTGGTTAACATGCCTGCGCTTAGCACAGACAATGTAGGAACTACTTATCATTTTGTTTTAACTACTGCTGTTGGCGGTGGTGCTACAACTACTTTTGTTTTACCAGGAGCTGGTGTATCAAACTTTTTTGGTATGATCCAACTTGTGTCTGGAACAGCAGCTAACCCAGTTGCAGACGTAGCAGGTGATACAATTACTATGGTTAACTCAACAGTAGCAGGAGCTAGACTCTCTCTTACTTGTTTAACTGACGATGGAACAAACTCTACTTGGAAAGCAGATTGTTTAAGTACACCGGTAATGACTATTGCGTAATAATTAATTATGTGTGGGCTTCGGCCCACACAAATTTTAAGGAGAAAAAATTATGGGAACAAGTATAGTAAGTCCTAAAAGTAAAACATTAATCCCTATTACAACATCAGCGGATAATGATTCTATTGCGGCTGCACAAACACCAGGTGGAGCAGGTGATATGACTTTAGCTGGAACAGCATCTAGTTTTGCTGACGCGGGAGTAGGATTATTTGTTACAATAACTGGAGATGGTGCAACTAATCTAACTGGTGTTACTTTTACAATAACTGGAACAAATGCTTTAGGTATAAGTGCTTCAGAGGCTCTTAATGGACCTAATGGAGCAGCAACAGTAACAAGCACATTAAAATATAATACTGTAACTCAAATAGCTGTAAGTGGTGGAACTACTACAGCAGTTAGAGCAGGAAATGCAGCAGGTTCTTCAGGATCTGAACAATCAATATTTGCAGGTAGAACTAGACTAAGAGAATTATTTGGTACAACTGCAGCTACAGCTGATACGATTACTACATTTTTTAATGGAGGTGAATCACAAGGAAACCAATTATTTGCTGTAAGAAATCCAGTAGGTACTCAAACATTAATTAATCCAGCTTCAGCACATGGAGGAATACTGGCTAATGAAGGTTTATCTGTAAATCTACCAACTAACAGTTTTGTAAGTTTAACGGTATTCTACGACGGGTAGGTACTAATGGCTAATACCACTTCTTCAGCCTACGCATTTGATCAAAATTTCTCTATTGATGAAATTATTGCAGATGCATACGAGCGTTTAGGTTTAGTAGGCACAGCCGGTCATCAAATTAAAACTGCTAGAAGATCTTTAAACATTCTTTTTCAAGAATGGGGAAATAGAGGAATACATTTTTGGGAAGTAGGAAATACAAATATTAATTTAATTGTAGGTTCAGAAACTAATGTAGACGCTACAGCGGAAGGTTCTGGTATTTATACTTTTTATAGAAATTCTTCTGACGTTCCTGGAGGTGGAGAACCACCACAAGCTACAACTGTTCCAACAGCAAACGTTTATGGTATTTCAGATATTTTAAATGTTACGTATAGACAAAATTATAATACAACCAATCAAACAGATATAGGTTTAACAAAAGTTGCAAGAGATGCATATTCAGCAACAGCAAACAAAGCATCACTTGGAACTCCTTCACAATTTTGGGTACAAAGATTTATAGATAAAGTTACGGTTACTATTTATCCTTTACCTAATGCAACTGCTGCATCAAATTTTTTAAATGTTTATTATGTTAAAAGAATTCAAGATGCAGGAGCTTATACTAACTCAAGTGATGCACCTTTTAGATTTGTGCCTTGTATGATTTCAGGGCTTGCATATTATTTATCTATGAAGTTTGCACCACAAAGAACACAGGAGATGAAGTTGTTGTACGAGGATGAATTAGCAAGAGCATTATCAGAAGATGGTTCTCCAGCTAGCACATACATTACTCCGAAAACATACTATCCAAATATATAATGGCACGATTTGCAAAAGGTAGTAGAGCATTAGCAATCTCTGATAGATCAGGTGCAGCTTTTCCATACAGAGAAATGGTGCAAGAGTGGACAGGTGCGTGGGTGCACATTTCTGAATTTGAACCTAAGCAACCACAATTAGAACCACATCCTGTAGCAGCAGATCCTCAAGGTTTACAACATGCAAGACCTGCAAGAGTAGAGTTTCCTGTAGAAGATATTTTACCCAACAATCCTTTTACAACACCTGCAGGAGTAGGAAATTTAAGTGTTTCTTATCCACACAATCAAATTAATGAAGGAACAACATACGTTAGATTTAGAGCAGTTAAAGAACCTGTTGGTGGATATGAAATTACAGATTTTGAATTATCTACAACATTAAATGGTGCAATCAATTCTACAGTTAATACTTTAACTTTAGTTGATTCTTCTAAATTTGCAAATGCAGGATACATTATGATTGAAAAAGTAGATCAAGATCAAACCATATCTGTTGGAGGTGCAACGCAAAACAATCCAACTTTTGGACAATACATTAATGAAGTTATTCAATACACGGGTAATAATACAGGTACTGGAGTTTTATCTGGATTAACACGAGGAACAGCTGCTCCATTTAGAGGAAATACTCCACCCAATACTACAGCAGCAAGCCATGCTACAGGAGCAAAAGTTTTTGGATCATATTTGGCAACAGCAATTGCTACCACTGTAACAGTGGGTCCAACTTTACCTAATGGCACTCAGGCTACAGAAACACAATATAATTCTATAACAGTTCCCTTAGTGGTTGCTACAACTACAGGAACAGGAGGCGGTTTTCAGTGTACAATTGGACCGTTAAATGATAGAGCTTAATTATGGCTGGATATACTTACGCAAATTTAACAACAGATATTAGAAACTATACAGAGGTAGATGCTAATGTATTTACTGCTGCTGTTATAAATAGATTTTTAGAAAATGCAGAACATAGAATTAATTTAGATATTCCCATGGATTCAGACAGAATTCGAGCAGAAGCACAATTTGTTACAGATTTTAATAGTGTTACAGTTCCAACAAAAGCTTTATTTATAAGAGGTGTTCAAGTATTTGATTCAACAACAGCTACTACAGGTGAAGGAGTATGGTTAGAAAGACGTGATCAAACTTTCATATCTGAATACGTAGGAGAGTTAACAGGCACTGAAGGAGGCACTGCAGCTCAAGATACAACAGGACTTCCTAAATATTATTCTATGTATGGGGGTGCCACAACCGGTACTAATACAGCTACTTCAGGAGCGATATATGTAGCACCTACACCAGATAAAAATTACAAATATATTATTTATTATAATGCTCAACCAACTGGTTTAGAAACAAATACAAGTGGAACTTACGTTAGTAATTACTTCCCTCAAGGTCTATTATATGCATGTTTAGTAGAAGCATTTATGTTTTTAAAAGGTCCAACAGACATGTTGACACTATATGAAAATAGATATAAAACTGAACTACAAAAGTTTGCAGCAATGCAAGTTGGAAGAAGAAGACGAGACGATTACACGGATGGAACAATAAGAATACCAATCGAGTCACCGCCTCAATAATTAGGAGATTTTTTATGGCAATAACATCGGCAGTATGTAACTCATTCAAAGTAGAAGTTTTACAAGCTGAACATAACTTTACAGCATCATCTGGAAACACATTTAATTTAGCTTTATACACAAGTAGTGCTACTTTAAATAAATCAACAACAGCTTATAGTTCATCAAACGAAATTAGTAATACATCAGGATCAGCTTATTCTGCAAAAGGAAAAGCACTTACAAGTGTAACTCCTGCTTTATCTACTGATACAGCTTGTTGTGATTTTGCAGATGTATCTTGGACATCAGCTTCTTTTACAGCTAATGGTTGTTTAATTTTTAATGATTCACATTCTTCAGATGCAGCCGTTTGTGCAATTGCATTTGGTGGAGACAAAACAGTTTCTTCTGGAACATTTACAATTCAATTTCCAACAGCAGACGCATCTAACGCAATACTTCGTATAGCATAAGGAGAAAATCCTTATGGCCAATTCTTGGAATGAATCCGGCACAACCTGGGGACAAAATACCTGGGGTACTCAATCACAAGTTATAATTTCTATTACAGGTGTAGGAACTACTTCATCAGTAGGTAGTGTAGAAGCAGCCAATCAAGAAGGTTGGGGTAGACAAGAATGGGGCAATTCTGGTTGGGGTGTAGAGTATGCTGTAAAACCAACAGGAGTACAATCAACAACATCAGTTGGAAGTGTTACTGCTTTAGATATTCAAACCGTTATACCAACAGGTTTAGAATTTC